TAGCAGTCGAGTTTGAAGCAGAGATGCGACAAGTAAAGTCAATGGCCGATGGCACGTACAACATCGTGCTGAACGTGCCTGAATACTGCTTACCGCAAGTTCAAACGATGATGGGCTGGCTGAAAAGCCTGGTGACCGTTGTTATGGCGCAAGACGATATTGCAGGAAATTAAGGCGGTAAAGATGGCCAATTCTGACAGACAGGTTAAAGCGATAGACAAAACGTCCCGTGCGCTTGAAATGCGCAAGAGCGGGGCTACTTACGCTTTAATCGCAAGTGAACTTGGCTATGCAAACGAATCGGGTGCTTACAAAGCCGTAATGCGTGCGCTCAAAAAAACATTGCAAGAACCCGCTGATGAAGTCCGAATGTTGGAGGTTGAACGTCTTGATGCGTTACTCAGCGGGTTGTGGGCACGCAAGAATACGCCGGAAGTTACAGATCGGATTTTACGCATTATGGAACGGCGGGCAAAGTTGTTAGGGCTTGACTCGCCTGTGCGGAGTGATGTTACAAGCGGTGGCGAAGTGTTGCCGATTGTTTACGTCAACGATTGGCGGGAGTCAGGTGAATGAAATCCGGCTGCCATATCCGCACAATGGGCAAAAACTTGTGCGCAATGAATCAAAACGATTCAACTGGTTATCTGCCGGCAGACGCTGGCGAAAGACGACGTTAGTTATGGCAATCGCAGTCGAAAACGCGGCGATGGGCAAGACTGTTTTGTGGGGTGCGCCGACTTACGACCAGGTGAATATCGGCTTTGAAGAAACGCGCAAGGCTGCAAATGGCGTGGCGAAATTCAACCAGTCACGCATGGAAGCCAACTTTCCTAATGGCGGCAAGATATTCTATCGCTCACTCGATAACCCTGACAATGCGCGCGGGCATACTGCTGACGGTGTTGTTATGGACGAAGCCGCTTACATTCACCGCAAAGCATGGAACGAAGTTTTGCGACCAATGCTGGTAGACACAAACGGTTGGTCTTGGGCGATCAGTACGCCTTACGGACGTAATTGGTATTGGGAAGAGCATGTCAAGGCAAAGGACGATCCTGATAGTAAATCGTGGGAAGTACCGACATTGGGAGTACGGATTACAGATGGTGGGCGATTGGTTCGCGAACCGCATCCTTACGAAAATCCTGATATTCCGTTTTCAGAAATTGAGAAATTATTTTACAGCCAGCCAAGACAGATATTCGAGCAGGAAACCCTTGCTCACTTTGTGGATTTATCCGGTGGCGTGTTCAGGCGCGTGCAAGAGGCGGCGATCTTACAACCGCGTGAGCCTGAGCGCGGGCGGCAGTACGTGGCGGGCGTGGACGTGGCAGCATCGGTCGATTACACGGTTGTGACGGTGCTGGATGCTGAAACGAAAGAGATGGTCCACATGGACCGTTTCAACCGCGTTGACTATCCGGTCTTGATTGACCGCCTGGAAGCAGTCTACAAGCGCTACCACCTGACTTCGATGGTTGTGGAATCGAACTCCATCGGCAGACCGGTGATTGACGAGTTGGTGGCGCGTGGATTGAATATCGTGCCATTTACCACGACTTCAGCGACGAAGCAGGCAATTATTCAGAACTTGCAGGCAGCCTTTGAAAATGGGCAAATTTTAGTCTTGAACGACCAAATACTGGTCGGGGAATTATTGAGTTTTGAGAGCAAGCGCAATGCATCAGGCGGGTTCAGTTATTCAGCACCGGCTGGGATGCACGATGACTGTGTTTTATCTTTAGCAATCGCATGGGATGGAGCGACCAGCGGAAGCGTTATTTTGTGGATGGACTGACGGAGGCCGGATGGCAAAAGCATACAAGGCAATAACAAACGTTCCAGGATGGGTTGAAATGCTTGCCAGCGATGGCGTGCCTGATTCCATAGCCACGTTATACAAACGCGTGCCGATTCTGTACCGTGCCGTTCAGCTGCGCTGTGACGCGCTATCGAGCTTGCCGATCAAGATCTACAAGGGCGAAGAAAATGTTGTTGACTGGCCTTATCCGACCAGGTTAGGCGAATTGATCTGGAAGTGGGAGGCAAGCTGCTTGCTTTCCGGCGCGGCGTTTGGCGAGATCGTCAAGAACAAGTCCGGCTTTCGCAAGGACGTGAAGTACCGCAATCCGTACGACATCACTACGCAGTATTTCAAGACCGGCGAACTGAAATTCAAGCAGAACAGCAGCGGGGCAACCTGGACGAACAACTTACAAGCCGGCACGTACGAAATGTTTTACATCCATGAATACGACCCGGTTCAAGATATCTTGCCGGGTGTGGGTGCTGCGATTGCCTCGACGGTTGACTCGAAACTGCTTTATGCGATCTCGAAGTTTCCGGAAACCTATTTTGAAGGCGGGGCAATGCCGGTCACGCTATTGGGCGTTGAATCAACGGACCGCAACGATATCGAGCGAATGGAGAACTGGTTCAGGCGATCTGCAACGTCAATCAAGAATGCGTTCCGGGTGTTGGGCGTGAAAGCGGATTCTATCCAGACGACAACGCTGACACCGCCATTGAAGGACATGGTTTTCTCGGATCTGAACGACATGGCAAAAGACAATATTGCGTTGGCATTCGGCATCAAGCAGACCATGCTTGACAGTGAAGCGGCAAACTACGCAACCGCACAGGAAGACCGGCTCTCGTTCTACGAAGACACGATCAGGCCGCGTGCCCGGCTGTTTGAAGACGCGCTGAACACGCAGTTGCTGGCAAAAGACGGCTTGCGTCTGAAATTCGCGTTTGAAGCAATGGACATCTTCCAGAAAGACGAAAACGACCGGGCGGACTTGTTGAGCAAGTTCACGCAGTCCGGGCTGCCGATTGAACTTGCCCTGCAGCTGGCAGGCTATGAGCTGACAGACGATCAGGTTGCGCTGATGAATGCGCGGCAAGAGCAGGCAAGCAATGAGCCGGTTGACGAGCAGAAAGCGGAGCTGCGCAAGTGGCAGCGAATGGCAGAGAAACGCGTCAAGGAAGGCAAGGAACTGCGCAATTTCGAGAGTGCGATTATCGAGCCAAGCCTGCATGAAGCGATTGCAGGCGCATTGGAAACCGTCAAGACCGCTGATGACGTGAGACAAGTGTTTGATTCCGTTATCGCATGGAGTAACTATCCGTGAGCATTGACCGGGACGCGATCGAGCGCAAGCTTTCAAGGGTGTTATCAAGCGGCTTTCGCAATGAGCTTGACCGTTTGATGGAATATTTGGGTGATCCGCCTGACTTGCGCAACGTGCCGCCATCGTACTGGAGTAACGGGTGGAAGGACATCCAGCGGCAGGTTGAGCCTATTTTAGTCGACACGTTCGTTGAAAGCGCTATGGCATTGCCTGGAATTGGCATTGCGGTGGAATGGGACTTAATCAACTCAGAAGCGTCAAATTGGGCGCGTACGAATTTAGAGAGCCTTTTACAGAAGATATTCAATCGCAATTATGAGCATTTGAACGAACTGATCCCTCGCTATTTTGAGGATAACTGGACCGTGAGAGACCTTGCCCGCGAGCTGGAACGATACTACTCGCCGGTCAGGGCAGAGATGATAGCAGTCACAGAAACGACCCGCTCCGTGGTGCAGGGGGAGCGGGCGGCAGTCTGGCAGATGCAAAAAGAAAGCGGCTTGCGAATGGTCCCGATTTGGCTGACAGCGCGGGATGACCGCGTTTGCGAAATATGCGGCCCGAAGCACAAGCAGCCGATCGTTGGATCTGATTTTCCGCCTGCACATCCGCGCTGCCGTTGTGGCGTGGCATATGAATACCCGAAGGAAGGGCGCTAATGGCTGGCATCACTATTCGGGTTGAAGGCGCTGAAAAGCTGATTGCCGGATTGACGAGGCTTGAGCAATTGACACGCGTCAAGGCTGAAATAGAGAATGCCGGGCGCTTTATGCAGGGCAAGCTGCGCGAATACCCGGTCAAGTCGCCGATGCCAAACCCGCTTATTCGCTCAAACGACAGGGTAAGACGCGGGTTCTTCTACCACCTGAAACACGGAAACATCAGTGTGCCGTATCGGCGCACAACCAACCTGGCTGACAAATGGACGGTTGCTACC